TGGAAAGCGGTCGCCCAATCTGCACCGGTCCACGACGCAGCGCCGAACGCCGCAGCGTCAATCGTGACCGTGCCGATGGCCGCTTGCAGGTCCGTCAGGTTGATGGCCGTGCCGGTGCTGGCCGTGCCTTGCCCGACGCGAACCGTCAGCGGGGTTGCAGCAGTCAGGGAAGCGCTGCCCGCGATGATGGCGAACTTTGCGCTGCCATCGGGCCATGTGTTCTTAACCGTGGCTTGAGCCGTCGCACCCACTACAGTGATGCCAACGCCGGATGGAATGTCGGCCTGGCGGAAAGCGAACCCCAAGGCAAACGGCGCGGTCTGCGTGCTGGCGCTTGTCAGCGTGAACTGCCGCGCACCCGCCGCCACAGAACTGCCGCTTGAAGTGCTCGACGTGTAGTTCCCACCGCCAAGGTTAGACAGCCCCATCGTGTTGGTGGTGCTGTACGTGGTAACACCGTCTGCCGCACGCTGAATGGTGAACGACTTGGCAGCTCCAGACTCGCTCAGAGCCCAAGACAGCGAAGCCGGTGTAAACGTCGCCTCAGAGCCGACCAGCGTAACCGTGCCAGCCACCGGAGCGATGCCGTTCAGCACAACGGTGCCGGTTGTCGGCTGTGCCGTGGTGCCCGTGCTTGGCAGGATGATCGTGGCTGTCGTTGCAATCGTCAGGGTCGCGTAGCTGATGGCTGACGAATTGGCCAGCCCCATCGAATTGGTGATGGAGATAGACGTTGTGCCGTCAGTTGCCCGCGTTGCCGTGAAGGTCTGCGACAAAGCCCCGCCATCAACCCAAGTCAGAGTTGACGTGCTCAATGTGGCACCAGGGGCTGTAATCGTTGTCGTCCCGCCACCCAGCGGAATCTGACCGTTAAGCGCGACAGTGAACGTCGTCGCCACTGCCGTCGTCCCGGTGGTTGATCCGCTCAGCGTCTGAAGCGTAGCGGTCCCCGCAACTGCAACAGTGAGGGGGCTTCCGCTCGTTGACACAGGTGGGCTAACCGAGAATCCAACCGTCCGCCCAGAGCCAGACGCGGCCCATGTGGTCGTGGTTGATGCGGTCAGGTTACCCGCCGTGATGGTGCTCGTTGCATCACCCGTTCCGCCGTTACTGCGCGCCCAGGTGATGGTGTAAGTCTGATCCGCCGGAGCGTTGAATGTCACCGTGCTGGTGTGCGCAATCCCCGCCGTCGCTGTGGTCAAGCCGGTAAGCGTGGCCAGCGTAGGCACGGGGGTGGACAGAACGCCATCGCCCCATGTGATAACGCTCGTGCCGATTGGGGCGGAATAGACAATGTTCAGTGGCATCAGAAGCCCCGCTCAATCGAGAAGCGTTCGCCGCCAATCGAAATACCCAAGTACGACGGCGCTGTGTTAGTGGACTTGATAGCCGCAATTGCAGCAGCGCAACGCCTGCGGGTGTCTTGGCTTAACTTCGTACCAAACGCCGCCGCCAAGTCATCGGCAAGTGTCAGCGTAAGAGCTGACTCATACCCGGCAGGCAGGGTCACAAGACTGGTCGGACCATCAAACACCGCCAACAGAACTTGGCAGTCCAGCTTCATCGTGTAGCCGCTGGCTTGTGGGTAGACGTGAACGGTGCCGTTTATCTCTGTGGCCTCGTACCAGACATACATCGGAGGCCCACCCGCCAGCGATTTAAGCTCAATAGAGTTCCACTCAGCACGCGGGAGCAGTTGCGCTACGCATTCGACCCCGTTTGCGTCAATGGATGACGCAGACCTAACCGCCAAAGGCCGAAGAGCACTAACCACACCAGATGGCCCCACCGTATAGGACTGCAAACCAGTCAGGGGGAAGCTAATCTCGCGCAGCGTCGGGAACACTAGCGGTGAGTTGCTCCAGCGCTGAAGAATCTGATTCAGCTTGCGCAAAGCCATAGCTTGGTCGGATGTCTGCACACTTTCGGACGGGCCAACAATGCCCAGTTCGATAAGTGCATCGGCGATGATGGTGGCTGCGGTTGTCATGGCTTTTCTCTACGCTCACAAAGCGCACAAAAAAACCCCCCGAAGGGGGCCGGTGATCAGGCGTCGGCGTGAACCCGAACGGCCAACTGCGGCCGGATAGCCTTATAGCCGTACAGAATGTCAAGACGGCAAGGAAACTTGTCATTGCTGATGTCGTACTGTCGCACGATCCGCATAGACAGGCCGTCCATCACCTCACGGGCCGAGAAGTCAACGCCGCTCGGCATCACCAGATCGGCGGTGGCGAACGTGAAGGCGTTCTTGTGGAACACCATCGAAGAGTTGATCAACTCGGAAGCGCCCGCCGCGACCTTCACAACAGCCGAGTTGTCGGCCACGGTGTTGGACACGTTCTGCGTGGCGCCAGTTGCAACGATGGTCGGGCTGATCGCCAGAGTCGTCGCAGATGCGCCGCTGTTCGCCGTGATGACGAACTGTTGCAGCACGCCCGTGCTTACCTTGGTTTCAGGGTGAACGCGGAACACACCGGCAAACGTGACCACATCGCCGATCAGGAACGTGGTCGTTCCCGTATCAACAATGATTGACGCGCCCGACTGGGTGGCGCCGTTGGTCAGATAGCCGGTCGTCTTGGCAGCGGTGCCGGTGGTGTGATCGCTCACATGGGTGTTTTCGTAGAAGTCGAAACCACCCGTGCGGCCCATCATGCCCTCGCGGTACTGCTCTTTGATCGCGCCGGAGTCATGGAACAGACCCTTGAGCGCGTCCAGCAGCTTGGTATTGTGCGTGGGCGACAACAGTGCAACGCGGCTGCCGTCTTGCGGGGCCAGCTCTTCATTCAAGCGCTGGCGACCCTGCATGACGTTCAGGTACGAGATCGCAGACGCATCGTTGTCGATGACGTTGTAAACGTTCTTGTACATGCTCATGGCATCGGCTTCGACCGACGCAGCCAAAACCGACATGGCCGGTTCCAGAATGCGGTCAGAGAAGTCCTGAAGGCTCAGGGTCAGGTCGACCGAAGTGAAGTTCAGGTCAACACCCTTTTGGGTGGCGATCTGCAAAGTCGTGCTGGTTTCGGTCGTGTCCTGCGTGGACAGGGTTGCGCCGGTTCGCACAACGTACTGGTTCGGCAGGCGGATTTTCAGCGAGTCGCCGATCTTGGCGCCGCTTTTGGCAAACGAATCGTCGTACTGACGGTTGATGTTGCCAATGAAGTTCAGCTTCTGGTGAAGGATCGCCAGCGCAGCGCGCGTGACGGCGGTGGGGGTCAGGATGGTATTAGCCATGATTTGCTTTCAGGTGTGAATGGTTGAATCAGCCTTCGCGCCGCAGCTTCCTGAACCGCTTTGCCCATTCGTCTGGGCTCAAGTTGTCAGAAAGCCCACCGTCGTCCTTGGTTGCGGACTTGACCGGCGTAATCGGCTTTGGGGCGTTGGATTGCTTCGGCTCGCTCGCCTTCCCGAGATCGATCTCGATTCGGGCAATGCGGCGGGCCACTTGGGTAGCACTCAGTCCATGCAGTTCAGCGGCCGCGTCTGGGTTGTTGCCCAGGTAATGCAGCACTGCCGATGGGTCATCAGCGTCCAAGATCGCTTCACCTAAAGGTGACGGTCTCGCGACGCTTGCGCCAGGCGCAACGGGCACCATCAGTTGTCCAGCCTCCTCAATCACAACAGCCAGCGCCTTGCTAAACACGTCCTTACCAAACCGCTGCTCGCCCTTTTGGGCGATGGCGTTTGACTTGGCCGTGACTTCGCGGATGTTTGCGATTTCGTTAGCCAGCGCAACAGGATCGGCCTGCCGTGCTTGTGGCGTTTCTCCCTGCTCGTACTGAGCCAGTCTCTGCCGCAGTTGCTCAGCTTCTTGAGCGGCCGATTGGGCCCGCCCTTCTGCCTGATACCTTGCGGCTGTGATTCGATCAACGCGGCGCGTCAGGCTCTTGACGGTCTTATCCCGTGGATCTTCCTCGGGCTTCTGTGACTCATCAGGCGGCTGCTCTGCGTCTGCTTCCGGGGTGGCGACTTCCGGGTTTACTGCCTGTTCAGAAGCGGGGTTTAGCGTCTCGGCTTCAGGCGCGACGTTGGTTTCAGTGCTCATTTCGCTTTCGCGTTACATGGCGACAGACCGCGCCAAGTCGGTTAGGCAAATAAAAACCGCCACCCAGTTGCCCAGATGGCGGCTAAGACTTGTCAGGAGAAAACTCTACAAATTGGCCAGAACGGAAGCGATAAACACGATGTCCATCTCTTCAATGTCCTGCCGTGCTTGACGCTCTGCCTCGATGGCTTGCGTCAGCATAAATTCTGCTGCTTCGCGCTCTTTCTCTGCTTTTGCCAGCCTTGCGGCCAGTTGAGCGCGTTGCTGATCCTTCTTAGCCCGTTCGATGCTTGCGAACAGGCTTTCGATGTACTGCCGTGCGCCTGGGTCTTCCCTTGGCGCGCGTTCGATCAGCTGGTCGTCAACCTCCGGCCCCACAACATCGGCGGTTCTAAGGACTGGCAGCAGCTTGGCTAGTTCATCCTGCCAAGCTTCGCGCCTCCGCTTCTGTGGCCGCCTATCAAATGCGACAAACCCGCCGCCGTTTATCGGCGCATTCTCTACCGTGCCAGCCGTCAGCGTTCCCGTTGCCGTGACGACAATTGACGCAGACCCCGCCATCGCGTTCGGGTCTGTGTCTGTCGAACCCCAAGAACTACCCCAGGCTGTGCCCCAGCCGGTGAAGCTGGCCATTTAGACCGGCCCCCACTCCGCGCCTGGCTGGCCCGTACCGTCTACAGGATACGTGTTCACCTTGCGAATATCCGCACTGATCGGCGCAGCAGCAGCAGCCGCCAGCACACCGGCCGCAATGGTGTCAACCGTAAGAATAGACGTGTCCACCGTGCTGCCGCTCATGCTGCCGATTGCATACGGGGTCAAAGACCCGGTAAAGCTCATCGTGGACGATCCAACCAACCCAGCCAGCGCCCCAAGTTCTGGGGTGTTTGTTACCAGCGCAAACGATGCAGACCCCTCACCATTGAGCGAAGCGGTCAGCAGCAAGTCACTGACGGTAAAGCTGAAACTAGCTGCGCCACTACCCGAAGAGATCAACTCTCCGGCGGCGTCCGCGACCGTGAATGTGATGGTGGTGCTACCGGTCGTTGTGACGCCACCAACCGCAGAACCCACCGCAGATACAAGAGCCGCAGCCTCATTGATGGCTGACATGCCACCTGCTCTGCGAGGCAGCGCCCAGCTTGACGGGGCCAGGTGTCCGCCTGGGATGCCGCCGCTCAACTTGTCAAACGTCTCGAACCGGCTTACCAACATGCCGGGCTTGCTGAAGTTGCTGCGATCAGCCGATGCAATCGTGCCAGCCAAGAACCGCCCAGGGCTCTTGTGCAAGACCGAACGATTGCCGATCAACATATCAAGACCAGCCAAATTCCAAATGACCCGACAGCGGACTAGCTACCGGAGTCGCAGCACCGGCCAGCATCAGCCACGCCAGGCATGCGCCGTCGAACACCTTCGGCATGCTCATGAACTGGTTGACCAGATCACGCTCAGCCGTCACGCCAAGCGTCGTGATGGGCAGGGTCAGCAGCGGCTTGCACAGCACCAGATTCAAGACTCCTGACGTGTAGGTAGCCGACAAGTTAATCGACTGCACCGAACGAATCCCCGCATCACCGGCCTGCAACGGGACGAAAGGCCCGTACTTGCCCGAACCCGTACCGCTGTAGACGATGCTGGTAACCGCCGCAGCCGTGTTACCAATGGGCAAGGTAGTCGGGGTTGCCCGTCCAGCCGTGCCCGCGCTGTTTGT